CTCAAGGACAGGCTGTAGAGCAAGTAACTTATTAGAACCTAGATCACACTCATCAAGCAACAACGTGCAACCACGTTCCATTGCTTCGATCACAGGGCCGGGCACAAACTTGGTTTCACCATTTACCAAACGGAAACCACCAAGCAAATCATCCTCATCAGTCTCAATTGTGATATTGAGTCGGATCAATTCTTTACCTAGTTCAGCGTGTAACTGTTCGACCATTAGAGTCTTACCGTTACCAGACAAACCAGTAATGAAAACAGGATAGAACATGCCGGACTTAACAATCTTTTTAAGGTTAGCATAGTTGCCCCAAGGAACGAAACCTACAAACGGAGCAGGAACAAGATTCTGTTTCTCCAAATTAGAAGCAACTAAGTTCATAACCGTATCTGGTTCATTAGTAACTGGCGCAGTAACGGCACTAACAACTAAATTTGTCATATCAAGGGAAGGTAATTTATGTTGATTGTAACCAACCTTAGTACGTGACATCCATGAAGGATAAGGAACGCCTACTTTTTCAGCAGCAATACGAATCTGGTCTTTACTGATTACCGATCCATCGCCGAACATTTCGGCCGCAGATTCAACAAACATCTTTTTACGTGGAGTCAATTTAATAGTCATATTTTTCTCTTTCACAGTTTTCATCATCATTATCTTTATAGTACCATACAAAACAAGCTTTGTCAATAAGAATCGACATCTAATTGTCGATTTATTGTTTTTTCTGTAAAGTGTGACATTTTTATCACTATGCCACCATTGCAACAAATTTATTCAGAAGAACACGACTCTGGATGCGGCCCTTATTAGATTTAGCAAAGGCAGTCTTTAGTTTGCCCTTTGAAGCACCAACAAGATCATCTGATAAACCAGTATTTTCGACATTCAAGGCATCACCACCGGGCAGGATAAAATACTGATCATATCCTACAGAGTCTAGAGCTACTACCTTATCTTTACGCATTTTTGACATTGCTGTTTCTAATGGCATATTATTTCCTGTTGACTCAGCTTTAGCAAGGATATAAGACCAAGTATTACGAGAAACAATACCCTTACGACCAGAACCAGCAAGGAAAAATCCAACCAAATTCATGTCTGGCACCCGTTTCTTGAGAGCAGAGAGCAATACTTGAGTGATGTTATTGCGACGAAAATCGTACTGTTTATTATTTACAGGATCAATCAAAAGATTTTCTTTATCAAATGGAGAAACAATATCACTGGCAGTATAAGTTTGGCCGGCCTCTCTATAATCTTTAACACCATAAAGATTATTACTAGCACCATCAGTCAGAAAAATTGTGTTAAGTTTCTGAACGCCTGTAGACTTTTTGTACTTAGGGAGAAAATCCATCATCATAATAATAGAATCATTTAGCGGAGTTCCACCCAAGTAATAATTTCCAGGCGGGTTTTGAGGATAACCAGATACAGACCAATTCTCATATGTTTGAGACATGTATTTTGCAAGCATCCAAATATAGTGCATTGATTTTTCTTCTTCAGCCGCAGACATTTTACTTGAAAAGAAGTTTAGCAACTTAACATCACGATCAATCATGATATCACCATATTCCATAACATCTAAACTGTCCATCTTGTTGGAAATCGAACGACCATTAAAAGCACTGGTGAAAGCAAATACTTCAAAAGGAATCTTAGTACGGCGACAGAACATAACCAACTGAAGTAGCTGTTCAACCGTTCCTTTCAGATTGTCTTGCATTGATCCAGACCAATCAAGCATAATAATCATACCGTGATTTGTAGCGCCAGGCAGAGTTGTTACTTTCTTGAACAGATCATCATTGAACTTGTAAGTGTGAAGCGCACCCATATCGAGACTACCAGTTTTGGCAGTTGAAGCACGAGCATACTGGTCAGCAGACTTCTTCATCTCAAATTCTTTGACCATGTAGGATACAGTCTTTTTAGATTCAGTCTTAAATTCTTTGATTTCATCCAAAGAAGTATTAAACCACATATCAGATTCATAGTGATTTTCTAAATCTTCAATAATTGTTTTGTAATCTACGATATAATCTTCTGATTTCAATTTAGGAATACGAGCATAAGTTTTCTCAAAAGCAGTATCATCAGCAAGAGTTTTCAATGCATCAGTTAAAGCAGTATCAGTTTTAGCTTCTGGAACAGCAGTTCCAGAACCAGAACCATCACTACCAACTTCAGAACCTATACGTTCTTCAGAAATGGGGCCAGTAGGATCAGCAGAACCACTGCTGTTATTGCTGTTGCCATCAGTGTTACGAATATCTTGTCCATCATTTACTTCATCACTTTTATCAGAACCGGCTTCATTACCATCATTGGAATCATTTCCATTGTCATCGTTAGAATTACCATCGCCACTAGTATTATTTCCATTTTCACCTTCTTCACCAGAATCATTTCCATCAGTCTTTGCTTCTTTGTTTTCTTCTTCATTCATTTCTGCTTTCATGAAAGCATAAAGGTCTTCAGCAAGATCAAGAACTTCATCCTCAGTCTCAAGACTTTTTGCACGATTAACAAAGACATTTTCTTTCTCAGAAAACTTAACACCAGGCATCATCTTAAAATATAGGTTGATACGATCAATTAAGTTTTGAGCATTTACATCCTCATCAGCAATCCCGAAAAAATCACGGGCAGCAAGAGCTTTATAACCTTTCTTAAAAAGATTAATAGAGCCAGGATATTTATTTTGTACAAACTTCTCAATACGAGCATCTTCAAGGATATTCACAAAAGAGTGATTCAATTTACGCTCCCTTGATTTATCAAGCATATCCATAGAAGTCCAGAGAGCGTGTCCAATCTCATGACAAACCATGAGCTCTTCTTCATCCTTGGAGATTTCATCTTTCCAAATAGGAAGGCCTAACTCACGCTTCTTAATATTGAAGTAAGCAGTATCCATTGCCTTATTGACAACATGGATATCTTCTTCAGCGAGGAGTCGTGCAATCGTGTTTTTGTTTTTCATCATATTATAATATTACCATATAGAAAGGGTTTTGTCAAGCATTATTTTAGGCAATAACACTTTTATTTGCAAATAATTTTAGACCAGAAAATAGGGTAAAACCATCGATTCCCCGTATTTTGACCATAACCTCAAGGTCAATTCCGGCCTTAGTACGAACATTCGAAATCGTACCAACACCAAGCGGCGTGTCGATCATCTTACCTTCAGCACTCCAAAGGTCTTCCATAAATTGTTTTTCGGGAAAATTTGTCATATCAATAACCTCTCTTGTTTCTCTCACTATATACAGTATCGCATATATAGATCAGTTTGTCAAGCAAATAGTGGCTATTAATCAAGATTTAGGTCATTTTTTTAGGTTTTATGCAAAAGTGTGACATTTTTGTCACTACTATCACGCCAGCACAGTAAAGTCTATAGCTATTCTCTTTACAGTAGTATTTATATCTGTTGCCCTATGTTCAACTAAAGGGTCAAAACATAAAAATGTACCTGGCGTTAGGATATGTTCCTTGCCCCCGTGGTAGAAATTTCCACCATATTCTTGGGGCCATTCTGCATGGAGGAGTCCTAGAATTTTTATTACCTTCATATTTTTAGGAATATCATCCTTGTGATCTGTGTGTAAATTATCATTTCTATATTTGTCTTTAATTGCAGCTCCACACCACAACATTTGAGGTTTGAAGAAATTGTTTCCATCCTTGATCATTTTGTTATATATCATTAAAAGTACCATATGTGATATACCCTCAAGGAATTTGCTGCCCGGAATCTCACTTCCGTCATATATGGTAAGTTTAGGATGTTTTTTCTCAAAAGCTGTACCTTTGGGATAAGTGAAACTCCAACGTTGTTCATTCTGTACTTGCGTCCTTAGATATTCTAAAATCATAGGCGGGATTGCATTTTCAATTCTTTCAACCATTATATTCTCCCAAAAAATTCTGTAGATGACGATTCTTTACCAAACAAATACCAAGCACAATTATCTTTGCCTGTCATATTACCAAACCACTTAATTCGGCCGACACTTACGATCTTATTGCATAAGGGCATATACTCACGACTCTGTTTGGTATGCATCCAATCTGCATCAAAAAGTAGCCATGTTGGTTTAAATTTTATAAAATGTTCAATCATTGGATGAAGCATTTTTCTATCCCAAGGCGGATTTGTTATTATATATTCAGATTCTTCTAACTCACAACTTGTTAATTGTGAATAATCATTTTTAAATACACGTTTATTTTGTGGTTCAATATCACTTGCCCATGTACAAACAGCACCTTCTATCAAATTTTCAATGTGATTTGCCAACGTGCCATCACCAGCACATGGCTCTGCAAAATCAAAAGTCTCTGGTAAATGTTCAACTAATGGAATTACGGCCTCAATCGGTGTAGGATAGAAGTCTCTAGGTTTGCGTTCAAAGTCTGATCGTTTTCCCATTATTACCACCCCATAATCATTTTTACTTCTTCTGAAACAGACTCCATAGTAAATGGAGGGTCAAATGTTGTTATGACCTCAACATGTTCTACTCCGGGCGCATATCCAGCCTGTCTTATATTCTCTGTAATCTCATCTGCAAAACCACACCAAGCACTTGTGAGCGTGTGGGTGATTGTGACCCATGCGTTTTTCTCCTCAACCTTTATATCATATATTAAGCCAAGGTCATATACATTAATACTGATTTCTGGATCATGGACTTGTTTTAAATTTTCAATAATTTGATTGTAATCTATTTTCATTTCATAATCACCCTAAAATTAGATGCTAAACTTACTCGTACATCATCTGTTTTATTTTCCATAACACCATGCTCTAACCAACTTGGAAATAGTATCAATTCTCCAGAACTAAACTCTTTCTTCTGAGTTAACGTGTGATACTTATTTTTTAGTAAGGGAACCGAACTATCCATTACAGGTAGAGCTCTAGGGTCTTTAAAATATAAAGGAGAATTACCAGTTGCAGTTAAGTAGTAAACACAAGACCAATGGCTATCTTCATGTATGTGTAGGGGAGCATAGTCTCCCTTTCGAAAAATGTTTGCCCAGCTGTCGTTATAAACTATTTCTACACCATCAATATATAAAGGTTTCAAAATTAGATTGACAATATTTGAAATACCAGATTTCAATTCGTCAAACACTGGTTGATTAAGTAAATTTGGTGGAGTAGCAACACCATATGCATCAAGCTTATCTTGAGAAGTTTTTTCTAATATTCGACTTTCCCATTGCAAAATCTCCTTCACCCAAACTTTATTATCACCAATAGGAAACTTTAGTCTGTAGGAATAGGTGCTATATGCATCAAGTACTTCTCTATTAACATTAACCTCTGTCATGATCTTTATCCCAGTTGTATACACTAAAATACCCTCTTAAATGAGGAACAATAGAATTGCTGTGGAAGAATGTATCCTTTAATTCAACACATTTAAATCCAATCACATTAAAGAGCTCTTGTAGTTGTTTCTCACTAAAACGATATGGGCCAGCATCAATAGATGGGTGCATTCTAGGCTCATAAGGACTCATAACCTTCAACACAATATAACTTTTTTCATGAGTTATATCATTAAGCATTTTAAAATATTTAATTCTATTCTTTAGATGATAAATATTATGAAGCAATCCTCTATCAAAAACTATGTCGTATCTTTGATCTAGTTTAGAATCTAGTGCATCATCTATAATAAAATTTTTAACATCATACTCTAGAGCATTTACAATATCTGTGCCTGTAGTATTAGTAAATCCTAATTTTTGTATGTAATGAATTTGTGATCCTGTACCACAACCCAAATCAATAATCTTTTGATTTTTTATTGTAACACTGTAATCTTTAAAAAACTTTTTAAAATCTGGATCAAATTTATCATAATCCCACGGAGGACTTTTCTTATCATATTGAGTTTGCCACTTATGTTTCATAATTACTCCCAGAATATTTTTTATTTGGTAACATGACTAAAATTTTTCACCTTATCAAATCGTATTGTATTTCTAAATTTGTCAACCAGTTGATCTTGTTTATGGCTGATCACAAACACATTCTCATCACCCAATGTATTGAGAATTTTTAGAAACTCATCTGTTCCTGTGCCGTCAAGTGAGCTGTCAAAGATTTCATCCAGTATCAATAGGTTCGTGTTCGTGCTGTTCTTCATCTTTGCAACGGCTCTCCAAGTGAACAACAATGCAAGGTCAATACGCATCTTCTCACCTTCACTAAATGATGTATAAGAAAAATCATCACGGTATCGTGACTTGATTGTTTCCTCAAAATTTTCATCCAGAGTAAAGTTAACATAAAACTCCATAGACGTTAGATAGGTATTAATCAGCTTGTTCATGATAGGAAGGTACTGCTTGATGATCTTGGTCTTGATACCTGTATCAGTAAGCATACTTCTGGATGCTTCTGCATAAGTCTTATCTTCTCGTAGATTTGATTTAATTTTTACAAGGGCACTTAAAGATTCTTGTAGACGCTTAATTTCATTGTGATCACTTTCTTCTATGTTACCATTTTCTAAATGATCAACTTCAGCATGTAACTTCGCATTAAACTTTTCCAACTCACCAATAGAACTATTTTCCTTAGCTACCTCAACATTATTTGTTTGTATATTTTTATTTACATCGTTAATAATATTAATTTTTGATTCAGTTGCACTAATCTCATCAATAAGTTCTTTGATACCAGAAGATAATTTATTTGATTTAGAATTTTCAGTGGTTATCATTCCTTCTTTGAAAACTTCATCAATATGTTGCTGACATGTTGGGCAGTCTTCATTCTTTTCAAAAAATTTAATCAGTCGAGTGTGTGATCTATGTTTCTCTTTTAATTGAGAATGTAAGTCTTTAAGCTTAGTATACTTATCTTCAACCTTGGTAGAATTTTCAATCTTCTTATGCATAATGATAACATCATCTTGAAGATCATTAATACGTCTATGCTTCTTGAAAACTTCTTCCTCATTACCAACAATAAGATTTCTTTTTTCAACTAGAAGCTTTCGTTTATTTTCTTCAAGGTCTTCTACATATTTTTCTTTTAGTCGAACTTCACTTTCTGCTAAACGATAATCAAAATCTACTTTAGTAAAATCATCATCAATAGATTTTAATTTTTGTTTTAACAACATGTTCATTAGAGAGAAAATTTGAATATCAAGAATTTCCTCAACAACCTCACGGCGATGACGAGCCTTTAATTGCATGAAGGGTATAAACGTAGATGATCCTAGAATAACAACCTGAGTAAAACTACGATAATTTAGTTTGAGTATTTGTTGTTCTAGATATTTCTGGTAATCTCTAGCATTTGCATCTTGATTATACATCTTATCATTGATGTAAATTTCAAACACATTTGGTTTAATGCCACGAACAACTCTAACTTGTTTTGATCCAATAGAAAACTCTACCTCAACTACAGCTGCACTGCCATTGACAGTATTAACCAACTGATTTTTGTTGATACTACGAAACGCCTTACCAAACAAACCAAAGCACAATGCATCTAAAATTGTAGACTTACCAGCACCATTATCACCAATAATAAGAGTAGTAGAGTCTTTGTTAAGATCAATTTCTGTGAAATTGTTGCCTGTTGATAAAAAGTTCTTCCATTTCACCTTCTTAAATATTATCAAATTTCTAAATCCTGTGTCTCTTTAAAAAATGGTTCAAGCCCACATCCATCAAAATTTAACATTTTTTCATAGACTATAATTGGACGTTTACTTTTACTCTCTTTTTGATTTAACCATGTAGATATTGTATTTTCTACAGGTATATAACCTATTGCTTTCCAATACCAATTAGATTCTAGGTCATATGCTACTCTACATTTTATAGACCATAATTGTCTTTCTTTAGTTTCTTTTTCTACTTCACTTTCTAACATTATTGCTCTCTGCCAACGTCTAGCATCTTCTTGCACAACTATTTGTATAATAGTTGCTGGATTTTTATGAAAGGATGCATAACAAAATCCTGTTAAATCACCGTTATCTTCAGTAACCCAAATCTTTTGATATCTCCAACGATTTCGATCTGCAACCCTTCTTTTTTCTAGGACACTAGTATATGCATCTTTTGGAAGAAACCCTAGAGCAGAACCCTCTTTTTTTCTCAAAGAATCTATATAAGGAAAATCACCAGATTGACCCTCTCTAATAGTTGTCAAATTTCTAAATCCTGTGCTTCAGTATATAAAGTTCTCATTGTATTTTTGAGCCTATCTTTACTTAGGGTAACATCTAGATCATCAATGTATCGTTCCAGAAGCGTCATCGTGTCTTCTGTATTATTTACAATATCATCTGATACATTACTTGCATCAAGTTCTGAAAAGTCTTCAATAATTTTGACTTCATAACAATCAGCTTGCAGCAATTTGTCAACAAATTTGTCGAACCCATAAAGGTCTTTCTTATTCACTACAACCAACTTCACATATTTATTTTTATATGAGGACATATCATAATTAATTTCTTGACTGTCATCATAATAAATCTTAGAGAAAATACTAAGCGGGTTTACAATTCGTTCTAACTCTCTCTTCTCTGTATCGAACACATGAAATCCCTTGGGGTCATTCCAATCGTTCCAATAGATTTCATATGGTGTGCCAAGATAATATATTTGGCCATCATCTGATTTGTGATGGTAGTGACCACTCATCACCATATCGAATCTATTGAACTCTTGTTTGTCCCAGCCATGATCCATGATCATACCCTTTTGCATCTCAAAACCATTTAATTCTAAGTGACCCATAACAATCTGGGCATCAGATTGTTTTAACATTTTCATGGTATGATTCATATTATCTGCATTAATCCAAGGAACAAACAGAATTTTACACCCATCAAACTCAACTTCTGTTGTTTCCTCATATACCGATATATTGTCATAACGGCCGTCTACGAGTTCATGTAGTGAGTTTACAGCGTTAGTGTTCTTATAAAAGGTGTCGTGGTTCCCAACTAACATGTGTAAATTAATATTTGCAAATTTGTCAACAAATCGTTCACGAAAATCTTTTGCAATACGATAGCTAACATATTTCCTTCTGTCCATCACATCTCCTAGATGGACTACATCAGTTATATTATGCTCCTTTAGATACGGAAAAAATTGATTTTCGTAAAACTCAAAAAAATACTCATTAAAATTTGAATTATCATTTCTAGCACCAAAATGCGTATCCGTTATAAGTGCAATTTTCAATCTTCCTTCTCCATGAAAACTTCAAGGCCTTTGGCCTTAACAATTTCCTTTTTCTTAGGTTTATAAACATCTTCATCAGGAAGCATATTATTCATCAAAGTCTCATCCATATTATAAACAGTTGTATCTCCAGGCATAGTAGTGTATGCCTCATAATGTTGTTTCTGTATAGATTGATTTTTGATATGTACCTGTTTCTTCTCAGCCATGATCCTACGTAAAAACGCATAGTAAATTATTTGAGTAAAATATGCAAAAGGATTTTGAGATTTCTCTGGATTAAAATTATATGCGTATTGCAAACAGTTTTGAATACCATCAGAAATCATTTCATCTCTATATGAATAATTAATAAAATTAGGGCGGTAAGATAAATGGGTGGCAATCTTTAGAAAACACTCACCAATATAATTAGTTAGTGGTGGATTTTCTTCATCGACGGCGGCGTTCTCTAGACACTTTTCTCGCCATTCTACCATTGCTGCTAAAAATTGTTTGTTATCAACATAGTGTTGGGATTTCTTTTTGGCCATAATAACTCCTGTATATTTTTAATATAATTAACTATAGACTAAAAAGGCCAGAAAGTCAATACCTTTTGAGATACAAATACATTACTATTTTAATTTAAAAAGAGTATTGACTCTGTAGCAAAATCTGTATATACTACGCTTGTAGTCGGTTGATGATAAACTATAGAGTATAGATTAAAGCTTAGTGTATTGTATCAGACCTATTAGGATCAGTTAGTTCATCTAATGCTTCTTCTATAGCTTCCACCTCTTCTTCAAATTCAATAGAATCTAAATCTCTATCCGAAGGTTCGTCCATATCTAGATAAGGTTCTTCTTTAAAATCAAATTGATTTATACAATGCATATAATAACCTATTAACCCAGATGATGCTGGAGCTGACATAATTACATTATTTGCATTAATGTCAATATACTCTTCTTCTGTCATAGGGTGAACCCAAGGAGATAAGCTCAAAGATTCTGAGGCTCCTCTTCTTGATGGTTGACGTACTATCACCATTTTTAGGGGGTAACTGACTTGAATAGATTTATTAAATTCAAATAACTCATTATTATTCAACGTTGAGCCAATAATACTTTCGCCGTTAGATAGCTTAAATACCCTTATTGAGTCTCTCATAGTTTTATCCTGTCTACTTTATAATTAAACCTCTGTTCCTCATATATATTTATACGTTCTTTAAAGTGTCTTAACGTAAAATTTTGCCTAGAATCGATGGAGAGATCGTCGGCGATGTCAAAAACTCTGAGGCTTTTGCTTTTGTCTCCAAGTCGCAAACCACGCCCAAGGGACTGAAGCACTCTAATTTTGCTTTTCGAGGGGCTTGCGAACACGATGTTACTAATATTGCGAATATTAATACCAGTGCTGAAAGTCCCATAACTCGCCACGATGATAGCTGCCTCTTCATTTTCTACAATCCTTCTAATTTCTTCTCTGGTATCAGTATTGACACCACCATAAACAAAAAATACTTTCCTGTCTTTATATTTATCTTCTATTAATTTATAAAGCACTGCCCCATGTTTTTCTACAAACTGAAATAAACATAGAGTATTCCCATTGACCCTATCCATAAGGTTGCATAGAAAAGTATTCCTTTCAGCCTTAGTGACGATGTATTCCAATTCTGATGCATAGTCGAAATCCTTTACTATTTGTCTATCCTCTTCGGGATAATTTAAAACTAAACAATTAATTTGTAATGAGGCTAAAGTTTTATTATCAATCAGCTCTTTAGTTGTTACCACATATTTTGCTTTACCAAATAGTCCTTCCAACACCAATCTATGCGTTTGTGTTCCATCTAGTGTGCCTGTCAATCCAAAACGATACTTGCAAGTATCAAGCTTTGTCATGATTCCAGTGAGAGACTTTGCCTTAAACAAATGAGCCTCATCACCAAATACTACGCCAAATTGTCGAAAATATGGTCTGGGCATTCTATGAATAGATTGCCAAGTGGATATTACAACATCCTTTGTTACTTTTTTATCATGGCCTTGATATATTTTTTGACAGTATGTTCCAGAGCTCCACCCATAATCTTCGAAGTCTTTATACATCTGTTCTACTAAAGAGGTAGTAGGAACTAAAATTAAAGTTTTTAATTCCATCATTTGGTAGTATCGAACAAGACAATATATTACTAATGACTTACCCGAAGCAGTAGGAGAAATAAGAAGAGCACGATTTGTGGCAATACCGTGGGCAATGGCATCAAGCTGATAATCACGGATTTTAATTCTAGTTCCTCCAAGAGTAGGTCTAAGTCCCCGTACAAACCCTTGGACAACACTCCTTGAAATTTCTCGTTCGTTTGTAACTCCGTTTTTAAGCTCATAATCTTCACCAGTTTTTTTAAGGTACTCTTCTATATAGGGTAGTAATCCCATATAAATTTCACCATTCATTACATTATATAAACGAATTTTACCATCCCACATTTTATTCCGAAAGCTCGGCATAAATTTATGGCCTGGCACCTCAAAGGTGAAAAAATCATTCAACTCTGCGGCTAATGAGGGTTCAACTTCCTCAAGTTTTATATAAACTTCATTCTTTTTAGATATTAGCATGTTGATAATCTTGGTGGGAACCGTAGTCACCCCTAAGAATCATATTCCAAGAAACGCTAGTACGTTCAGATTGTGTAGGTGGAACCCAATGTTGCAACCAAGATGGAAAAATTAAACCAGTGCCAACTTCAGCATCAAATTGTAACATACTAGAATTTTTCCAGTTAGGCTTATTTTTTGGATGTAACGTATTAGCTTGTGGTCTAGGATCAAAAAATTGAATTGGAGCTGATCCCTCTGAAGACTCAACATAATAAACACCAGACCATACATTATTAGAATGTGTATGTGGTGGGTGTGACATTCCAGGCGTCATATGATTTCCCCACATACTTGTCATTTCTAGTTTGTCATATTGATATTCTAATTTTTTTAGAATATCGTTTGTTGTATTATGAACAGTTTCTAAAAGAGCTCCAAACGAAGATAACTTATATAAATCATCTTCTGTCTGCATTGTATTTTTTGCTTTAATATATGCAGACATATTCGAATGTCTATCTTCTCCAAGGTCTGATTTAAATTTATAAATCATTGTTGGAAATGCTGTAAATTCATCTATACTAACTTTCACATCAGCCATGATACTATACTCCACCTTTCGCCTTTTGTTATTTTTTTTACTTCATGTGGAAACATAAAGTTTGCTGGGAAAATTATAGCAGACCCAGATTTCGGACTATAACAATTTTCTGCAACATAAAACTCCCCACCTTCATAATTATCATTTAGAAAAAATAATACCGTTGCTTGAGGGTATCCATAAAGTTGTCCATGAGAATGATGGATGTTATCACAATGTGGTGACATAAACCCATCAACATCATATTTATTAAGCCTAAAATCTGTATGATGTACACAAGAAAAATGTTTCTGTTCCTGTGAATATATATTCATAACCTCAATAACAGACTTTTTAAGTAATGGATATGGCTTATTATCTTCCTTACACCAAACCTCATCCATTTTAACTCGTTCTTCGCTATTGCGGCTTTGTCCTTTATGATTAGCATAAGTTGATGGTTTTAGCTCCCAAGGGTAATTCATAATAGATTTACACCCAGCATCATCTATAATGTTTTCATAGTATCCAATCCATTTCTTCATTAGAAACCACCAGCCACAAATTTCTTCCAATCTTGTGCATGTTTAATATCCCAACTACGATTGTCTATAGACTTAATTATACCGTCAACATACTGAACCAGAGTTTCATAATATTCAATTTTTAACTCTATATCAATTATCTCATCATCAGAGTTTATATAAACTCCCATATCAGTTTTTAAAACTTTCAAGTCAAACGGTTTTGCAGCATATACTTTAGCACCTGACTTGCCTCCATAATACTCCCATTTTTGTCTATACAACCTTTTATGATCAGCTTTCAATTGAAACATGAGTAATCGATACTTAGACTTATAGTCTAACCATTTTGGTTTTATGATTTGATTTTTATATGATTGTTGGTGTAAATCTTCATCATCTAATATAATAAGGTCTTCTTTGGCTTCCGCCTGCAATTCACTTAACTTATCCATTTATTCTCCATTATTTAATAGGTACAATTTTATATTGTTGGTATTTAAAGGTAGCACTACAAGATATTAAACTAGCATCAGTTGCACCCTGATCAAAATCTAAGGCTGCAAGTGTTACAGGAAACATATCTCTAAATCTAATTTCAATAATTGGATTGTTCTTGTTACTAAGCACTGTCAATGTTGCATCTGAGTACATTGATCTATCGCCAGTTCTTCCAAACTTAGATGTGTTTGTAGAACTAGTATCACCTGTAACATCTCTAAACGTTGTATATTGTTTTGTACTTTCTGGAAATCCTTGGCCAGTAATCCATTCATGCAATGAGAGATAATTTTCTAAATACTCATCAACAATAAATGAAAGACTAAAATCTTCAAATTCTGCTTTCTCACCAACAATAGGTACATTTGTAAAAGGGGTTGACATTTCTGTATTAGGAACAGAAACGCCAGGGATGTTACAAGCCGTAGTAAAAAATTCAACTTTAGGAAGTTGATTAATAGTAAACCTAAATTGACTTGGATTTAGATAATCCAATTTATCTGGTTGTCTAGAAAGAGCTGTTGAATCTACCATACTTCTATTTATATGTTATTTACATTCACATTTTTTCACATAGTCACTGACAGCAGCCTTTATGGCATCTTCTGCAAGAATTGAACAATGTATCTTGACAGGTGGTAGTGCTAGTTCTTTTGCAATTTCTGTATTCTTAATATCATTTGCTGCTTCTAGTGTGCGTCCTTTGACCCACTCTGTAACCAGACTAGATGAAGCGATTGCACTTCCACACCCAAATGTTTTAAATTTAGCGTCAGTTATAATTCCTTCTTCAACTTTAATTTGGAGTTTCATAACATCTCCACAAGCAGGAGCTCCAACAAGTCCTGTTCCTACTCCGTCATCTTCTTTATCAAATGAGCCTACATTTCGTGGGTTCTCATAATGATCTAATAGTTCTTTGCTATATGCCATACTCTATATAGGCGAAATAAAAAAAGAGGGTGCCCGAAAGCACCCTCTAAGTTTATAGTAAAGTTTCTTATTAGAAACAAATCTTACATGAGATTTGCAACCTTAACTCTACGGTAATAAACGTTAGCACCGTCATCAATAGATGCATCAGTGTTCTGTGTGTCATTCGCAGCAACTGCACCAGCAGTCTGAGCAAATGGGTTAGCAGCCATCCCGTAACGAGTCTTGAACCCGATTTTAGGTTGGAACGTATTTTCACCAACCGCACGAACCATTTGCAACGGAACGTATGGGCAGTAGAACATACCAGCGTCATAAGGCGAAGAACCCTTATATCCGACAACGTAGTACTGAGAAGCAGATACGTTGGCAGCATATGGATCAACATATACTTTATAACGACCATTAAGAACACCAGCGAACGTTGTCGTTGTGTCATCAATGTTGAGTTGATTGTTAAGAGCAGGCGTGTAATCAAGGATACCAGCCATCTGCAATGCAGACGCAACGTCAGCAGAACACATTAGCATGTTACCTTTACCACGACGAGTCTGTTGACCAATCGCATTAGCATCTCTTTCGATACCAAACATCAAACCCTTGAACTTCTCAACCGACCAACGACCATTCGAGTCGGTGTCGAGATCAAAGATACCAGCAGTTGTTGTGTTGACTTGTGCGCCTTTAACAGCGGAAACGTAAACACGACGAACAACCTCACGGTTGATTTCAGCAAGAATTTCCGAACTAAGAATGTTCGCAAGTTCTGTTTCAGCGTCCAAACCGTGGATCGCTTTGAGGTCTTGAGCAAGTTCCATCGTGTACTCAGCCTTCAGAGCACGTGTAACGGCAGTAACCGTTGACTTATCGATAGAGAATGCCATCTCAGCGAAAGCGTTTGTGGATGTATCACCCAATGCTTCACCTTGAGCAGTTGTCTGACCAGTTGCACTTGTGTAAGTACCAGCAGAAGGACTGTCGTTAAGAACGGCAGGGTTTGTTTCTGTGGCACCAACATCG